TCAGCTTCTGTGTTTCCTGGGTGTACTTCGTCTCCCAGTCCTTTGCAGATTGCTTAATGCCGTCAATATCCATGTCCTTGTAGGACTGAATCGTTGTGTTAGCATCTGACAACTGCTGCTTTACTCCGTCCAGCTCTGTAATCTTGGCATCTAGTTTCTCCTTCGACACATAGCCTCCGGCTTTCACATCTACTACCTGGATTTTCTTGTCGGCATCAATCGCTGCCTCCAGTTCTGCATAGGTCATAGCCTTAGGCTCTTCGCCGTCCTTCGGGGTTCCAAAAAGTTTCTTCAAAAATTCGTAAGCCATTTCACTTACCTTCCTTTCTTCGTTTCGCTGATTTCGTTTAGATTCCGGTTCACTCCGGCACTGCTATCGTGCATTTATATCTCCGCACGCAAGAGAAGGAGACAGTTTATATGCCATATCACAGGGCAAAAAACAACAGCCAGACGTTCCACCAACGGACCGGCTGACTGTTAATTATTTTCGTGGTCTTAAAGGGTGTCTACGAACTTCTGAGAGTTCCCAGGACACGTTTTAAGTGCTTCAATGGTAAATTGTAAGGGTTAATACGTTACGGCCCTATACGGGGCAAATACCATTTAACCCATGGATGGGAGATAGCAGGATCACCTCCTTCCTACTCTTCTGTGAATACAACCCAGTCCTTAGCTGCCATATCTGTCTGAGACGGCGCCCATGGTACAATTCCTTTCGGTGCATTTTCATTGTCACTCACAAGCCCCGTAGTCACGATATAGACATACTGCTGAGTCATTTTGCTGTGTTCATCCGGGAACTGCATTTCAAGGTAAATTCCTTTTCCGTTCCAGCCTTTTCTTGCCACCTTGACACCACGTTCCAGGAATTTGTACGCATCCCCGAATCCAAACGTAGCCTCTCCGCCGAGTTCCGGGCAGTTCTCTTCATCTGCAATCTGCCATTCGTCAGACGCAATATTGTCGAAGGTGTACTCCGGGCGGTCTGTCTGGCGAATATCCAGTTCCTCTCCGTCTTTGGTGTGCATCATGATTGTTTTCTTCTCTGCATCCCAGTACCAGTAGCCGCCCCAGTTTGGCAACTTTACCTTCGCACCCTGTTTCATCAGCATATAAGCATCTGAAAACATCATGGTTGGTCCGAAATCCGCACAAATACAAGCTTGCTCAATGTAAATGTCCTTGCAGTTCGCATGAACCAGGTCTTCATTGTAGGTGCGGTCAATGTACTTCATCTTCTCCTCAACATTCGGATTGACAATGGTTTCTGTCTCTCCGGTCGGCATGTGGATATACAGGAAAATCATTTCCGGCTCTTTGCCTTTCCCTTTCAGTTCCTCATACTGCTTCATCAGTTCTTCTTTCTTCATGCTTATTTCCTCGCTTTCTTATTCGCCCATACAGCTTTTCCACTGACTGAGCGGTTAAATGATACCAAGTTACCGTTGCCGTCATGTACGGCTGATACCTGCGTTCTGGCGGTATCTACGCTTCGTCCGGTTTGCTTGCAGAAATCCTTCATCTGCGATTCTTTCTCTTTCAGCTTCACAGATTCTTTCTGAAACTCTTCTCGGAAGTACGCTCTGTCGGCTTCTGATTGAACCGTCTGGATATACGAATCATAGGCGGCCAGGATTCTCTTATACTCTCTGACCGCCCTTTCATATTCACGCTGCTTCTGCATACACTCATACTCCGTAAGAAGGTTCCCTGCAAACGAATATTTCGGTCTGCTGTAATCCTCCAGATCATCTTTCGTGTATGCCGGTTTGGAAATTCCCGGCCAGTACGGATAGAAGCTATGTCTGCAATTCCAACCGCACAAACCGGCTCCCGTTCCATATCCGGTTGCCTCGTAGAAGTTCTCATACCCCGGAGCTGTGCCCTCAATCTTGAATACCTTACCCTGCCAGACTGAGTGTGAGGGTCTGGCTCCTGCATGAGCTGTTGTCTCGTAATACTCAGCCCCAAGCTCCGAAGCATACAACTCTGTCAGCTTTCCGGCTGTCTGATTTACTCCGGTCAGCAGAGCAGTTCTGATTGCCGTATCCAGCTTTGAGATATACCCACTGTCATACATGACCGATGTTCCTTTGACTGCCGCATCCCGGATAGCCTGTCTGATTGCCTCCTGGTACGAAAAAGCACCGGACGTAACCTTCATATAGGCTGCGTTCAGTGTCTGCATATACTCCTGCTGTGTGGCTATTGCCGTTGTCAGCGTAAGGTTTCCAATCTCTCCCCTACACTTCTCTGCGGCTGCCTCCATAGTTCTCTGCATCGCTCCAGAAAGAACAATATCCGATGTTTTCAGCTTTCCGGCCTGCAATAATGGCTTTGCATCCTGCAACATTCCGCTCAGGCCTGCATCCTGGAACAATCGCAATATTTCTGTATCGGATTTCCCTGTCAGAACACCAACTTCCCGGATTACATCATTCATCAACGCTCCGGACTGCTTCGCCTGTTTCAACTGCCACTCGGCTGTCGGTGTGATTCTTCCGGTCTTTGCTATCCTTCGTGCCACATCTCGGATGATCTGCTCATTCAACACATCGCACATTCCCAGATAACCGGAAGAAAAGCTATTCAAATATTCTGGTGTCAGCACTGCTCACACCTCCTATTCTTCTGTAGGAAATCTGGCTACCGGCTCCGGCATCATGTTCTTTGCCTCTTCCTCCGAGCATCCAAAATACCACGCAAGAAACGCTTCTGTTTTCAGCTTTCCGGCAACCACCATGGACCATCTACGCTGATACTCAGCTTCTGTGTCTTCCAGAACTCCATCGCCCCAGTTACAGTTCAGCTCCGTTTCTCCGTCCGGAACCATATCATAAAGCAATGCCAGAACCCTCATGGCGTATATGATTTTCTTAAATCCCTTATGCCATGCGTCCTGCATCGCCGTTACCGTATGGTATGACCTCTGCTTTGATA